ATACATTTTATTAATGGTAAACCAATTATAGGAGAAACAAAAACGCATTCTAGTACAAGAAAAGTTCCTATTCCAGATTTTTTATTAAAAGAGCTTTTATCTTATTGTAAAAATATAGATAATAAGCTCTTTTATAATTCAGACGGAGAATATCTTAATGATAGTGAATATGTAAAGATGTGGAAAAATATTGTTAAAAGTATTGACAATGAAATAGGCGTAGAAACAAAACTTACAGCACATATATTTAGACATAATTATGCAACAGTTTTATATTATTCAGACATATCATTAAAACAAGCAGCTAAGTTAATGGGACATTCAAATGTAAATATGATTTTAAATGTATATGCTCATTTAGATGCAAAAAATGAAAGAGTTTCAGAAAAGATAAATCAAATTTTTCAAATATAAAAGGAGGAAAACTATGACAATTAAAGATGTAAAAGAAGAATACAAAAATGAATATGTAGAATTAGAAGTATATGAAGCAATGAGTGGCGGTAAATACTATCCTAGTAATTTCCATACGGATAATTGTAGATCATTGGGAGAAGATTCGCCACATGGAAACTATGATGATGATATGGAAGTAGGTCTTTATGAGCTGATGGATGAAGAAGAGTACAATAATACTATAATGGCAAATTGTGATATTTATGCAGATTTTGAAGATTGGTATGGTGATAAAGATGCAAAAGTATTATGTGTTATGATTAAATAAAAAAATAGAATGAAACGGAAATTTACAGTGAAGAAAGGCAAGTAAAATTTATGGATAGGAAAGAATATTTACTAAGACAGGTACTAAAGTTATTTAAGCAACAGAAAGAAAGCCGTTATGTTTTAAATATTGAAGAGATGACTGTTATATATGATGGAGCTGAATGTGATGGAAGTTGTCTTTGTGATGATATTATGGATGAGTTAGGAATTGACAGCTTAGAAGATATTGAAGATGAGAAATAAAGTGTGATATAATATGTAAGAAAGAAGGTTGATGAATATGGCAGGGTATAACGGATGGTCAATGAGTAATAACGCAGTTGCAGCTTATGAAGATGGTGAAAAACCATTAAGTAAGTGGACAAAGACAGATATTTTTGATACAATAGTTGATACAGAAATTGAATTAAAATGTTCAATTGAGAAGTTAAGAAAACTTCCTGTAAAAGTATTAAAAGAAGTTTGTTTGAAATATTCTTCATGGCATCATACAAGTAATCACTATAATAGAACAGAATTCTATTCACTTGATATTAATAGAATAGAAAATTTGACAGATGAAAAAATTGACAGATTGCTTACTGATTATAAAGAAGAGAAAAAGATGGAAGAAAAACCTTCTGAAGAAAAGTGGAGATGTTCTTTTTTAGAATGGTCTGGAACTAGAAAACATCCAGTTGCAAAAGAGATGATTGAAGAAGGTATTGTAAAAGGCAATTGGTTTTATCGTAAAGACGGATCTAAAAAGAAAACAACAGCAAATGGATTTGAATTTATTGAGAAATTGGAGGGGTAATATTATGGCATTTATAAATCCACAAGGGGTTAAAATTAGCTTTGAGTGTTCAGATTTAATTAAAGAATTAAAGGAAGATATTGCCGAATTTGGTGGTGATACTATTGTTGCCGTTTGGTGCAAAGATAATTTGGGAGTCACAATATATACAAATTATGATTTTATTGAAGAAGAAGAACCAATAACTAAAAAAGAAGTAGATGATGATGAATACATAGAAAAAATGACAATGAGTGCATTGTTAATTTTATTAGAAAAGCAAAATGAAATTTTGTAATTGAAAATAAAATATTAATTAAAATGAGACGGATAATTATATATTATCTGTCTTTTTTATTGGATTGGAGTGATATTATGAGAAGAGAATTTAAAGTAAATAAAACAAAATGTGCGATAGTAAATCGCAATACTGGCAATATGGAAATTAACAAATATAATGAGAAATATGAAGTTAGGTGTTTTTCACAAAAATATAATGGTTGGATTAGGTTGTGTAGTTGTGCAACTATCTCTGAAGGAAGAGAAAAGGCTGTACAAATATTATCATTGGCGATATAATATGTATATAATTATTTTTGGAGGTACAATATGACAAAATTGGGGTTATTAGAAGCGTTTCAATATGCTGTCGAAACAGTAAATGTTACAAAATTTGAAGAGGCTTTAATAATATTTTCTGTTGAGTATGGTATTCAGATACCAAGGGAGGCGGCAGAGTTAATTAAAGCTCAAGATGATAATTTGTCAAAAGAAAAATTAAAGGAAATTATGCTAAAGATACAAATGCCTATCTATAATTATATTAAGACAAATGGCAATGTTAATGAATTAAAGTAACAAATAGAATAATAGAGAATATAGTAAGAGACTTGTAAAAAACAAGTCTCTTATTTTTATGGAAAGGAACAGTGATTACTATGTTTGATTACAAAGAATTTAAGAAGGAAATGTCTAAAAGAGGACATGAAGTACATAAACATGGAGATTATATAACTATTGAACCCAATAATAATTATGAAGGATATAATAAAGGATTTTTATATGCATCAGATGTCATTAAAGGATTTGAGCATGAATTAAGACTTATTTATATGCATCATTTTAACACTTGGATATATAGTGTAAGATTTAAAATCGTATGATATAATTAATACAGTAACTGTGGAAACGGAATTTAAAAAACGGAGGTAATTGTTATGATAGAATTAATTAGTGTAATTATAGCTTGGATTGTTGTATTTACAATCCCAAACAGATTTCTAAGTAAATCAGAAGCTAAGAAAAGAGAAGAAAGATATAAAAATATGTAGAAAGGTGGCTGATGTAAAATGTTAGGTGCATTATTAGCGTTAGGAATTTTTGGTGGAGCTGCTGCAAAAGCAGCTTATGATAATTATAATATGAAGAAATATTCTACAAGGTATGATGAGAATGGAAATCGTCATTATTTTGATAGGCTTGGTACTGATTATATTAACGGAGAAAAAATTATAAGTGGTGGTTATACAGATACTAAAGGTATTTATCATAGAACGGAGACAGGTTTAAATAGTAACAAAGTATATACAGACTATGTATGTCCATCTGAACAATTGAAAGCTGATTATCAAAAGGAAGAAATTCAATGGGCGAAAGATCATAATGTATTAATTGCGAATATTTATCAGCCTCGATTTAAGAAAGCTGTAGCAACAGAATTAAGTACAGGTAAAGTGATTGCTTGTATGATGGATTATAAAGTAAATGGTGTAGAACATTACAGAAAATTCTACGTTAAACCAGATGCAAAAGAATATGAATACAATAAAACAGCAAAGGGAGATATGGGGATAGAGATTACAAAAGATGAATATTATAAAATGTTCACAGTGCCACCAACCTATTCCTGTCTTCCAAGTGATTACGATGTTGTAAATGCGTTGTATGCAGATAAATAATATGAATAAACAAAGAAGAGAAAAGATAGATAAGTTAAAGGGTAGATTGAGTTCTGTGAAAACGGAACTCAAATCTATTTCTTCTGAAGATGCCATTGATAGTATGGAAGAAGCAAGTGAAAAACTTGATGAAGTGATTCAGTTGTAGAGTGATATTGTGTAAAATGGGAAACAAGCAAATAATAGTTTCCTTGGGAATTAGGAAAGGAGAATATAGATATGGGTGCATGGAGTTACGAAGTACTATCTAATGATAGAGCTTTAGATACAATGTGGGATTTAGTTGACAGTAAAAACTTAAAAGAAGATATTATAAAATTGATTGAGAACGGGGATACAGATGAAAAAGTTCTTGCTTGTGAAATAGTTGATATTTCAATAAATGGTATAGATGAAGAAATTCTTGGTGGTTTATATGAACACGAAGATTTTTTTGAAAAAATTCAGGATGATCCAATGACAGACCTGAGATTAAAAGCTTTTGAAACAATTAGATATGTTCAGAAACATGATGGTGGTTGGATTGATGAAGTAAAAGGACAAAGGGTAGATTTATTGAGAAAAATTGAGAATCGGTTAATTACCGATTAGATTGGAGGCAAAAATATATGAAATATGGAGACATTGTTGTATACAAAAATCAGATTGGAACAGTAGTAAAAAGCGAAAATGATTTTAAGTTCCATCCATGTAATTATGGAAGGTGCTATTTTAGCGAGTTAGATACGATCACAGATGCTGATGTAAGAGAAGCGACACCTGATGAAAAACTGGAATTAATAAGGGAAGAATTTACATGGGGCAAAGTGATTGATATACATTGTATTGGAGAATATCAGATTATAGAATACGAAAGCAAAACTGCACCTAAACATTTATGGCATACATATATTAATTATGCTGATACAAATAATTCTTATATGTCTTTAGACTCGGCATTAATTGGTTGTATTGGACGTAAATACGAAGGCGCAAATGGAAGGGCTGCGATGTATTTTGAGAAAATGATTGGTTTGGAATAGAACAATTGGAAATTTGGAGGTAAGCAATATGAAAGATATGAATATTACAGGAAATGCAATTGAAAATTTATTAATGTCGTATGCAGATCATAAAGCACAAGTAAGATTATTTATGGAAGACGAGAATATTAATGCTGATGAATTGGAAGAAAATTCAGAGTTTATGTATCATAAAGGATTCTGTGAATGTGCCGAAAGATGGATTAGATGTCTTGGCATAAGTCCAGATAGTCCTAAAATCGAACAAATGATTAAAGATTGTATGTAAACCAATGAAACCAAGTTTTCTTGTGAAATGGAAAGGAGAATAGTAGTGTATGAAAATAAAAGATTTTCTTGAAAATTTTAATGGAGATAATCATATTAAAATTTACGATAGTTATGATTTTAGTACACATAGATATAATCATGTACAGGAAGCAATTTCTTCCTATGGATATTTCACAGTTAAGAGCTGGGATATTATAGATGGTGTATTAAAGATAACAATTCGGTCGCAGTTTTAACACTAAGAAATCTAAGTTTACTGTTAGTTTGAAAGGAGAATGGAATATATGGGAAATGAAAATAACAGAATTGAATTATATATTTATAATAAAGTGAATACAGAATTATATTTTGATGTATATGAAGGTTCTTATGGTGGAAAAAATAACTCTAGTATTTATTATGGCTTAAAAGACGAAAATTATTATGGATTTAAAAATCGCATGAATAGTTGTGACATAGGAAAAGTGTTATATGATAATACGATTATTTTGGTCGGTAGAGATGATAAAAAAGCTTCTGATATTTTCGCTACTTATTATTCAAAGCAGATAGAAAAACTACAAGATGAGATTACAAAACTGCAAACGAAACAGAAGACTAATAAAGTATCATGGTTTAGAGATGGAGTAGGATGTTTTGAAGAAAAAGAAGTTGATTTTTAAACAAATGAAATTTAACTTTCCTTTGATGATTGGAGGTAGAAAAATGGAAAATAAAAATTTAGATAGTTATGGATATTTATTAAATTGTCCAGATGAAATGCTTGGCGATGTGAATAAAACGATGAACGATAAACGAGCCATTATAAATTGGAATAATTTTAATGTAGGTGATGCTTTTTACACAGAAAATATTTACAGATGTGTAATGGTAGATCACGTAATGAAAAGAATTGTGTTTGTAACTGAAGAGGAATATAAAAATGAGTTTGAATTAAGATATAATAACAATAAACATAAAAAGCCAGATATGAGAGAAAAGATAAGAGAATATATTAATGAGCTTGATACAGAAATTAATAGGTGTGAAAATGAATTGCAAAAATATTATAAGAGTAATAGAGATATAGGTGTTATAAGTATGCAAAATAGAATTCAAGTTTTAATCGAAGTAAAGAATGATTTATTGGGAAGATTGGAAGAGGTGATATAAATGGTAAGATATATGGAATGTTCTACATGTGGCAAGTCATTACTTGAAAATTCAATTATTGTTGTAAGAACTGGGTTTACAGATAAATATTGTTCATATGGTTGTGCAGCAATTGGTAGTGGATTTTTTGAAAATATAAAATTAACTGATGAAATTGTCCAAGAACACAAATCTTGTGATGGAAAAGATTGGCTAATAGGAGATTGAGGTGATATAAATGTATGAAGAAGAAATAAATGCGGCATTGATCTCCATACAACAATTTAAAATTGCATATAGTAATGAAAATGGAGTTATAACTGTTGGTGATATTAAAGATTTAATGGCTAATATAGATACTATAGAAGAATGTGTAAGAAAGCAAAAGAGAATCCCAACAACTAACGAAAGAGAATTTGGCTTATTGGGAAAATCAAAAATTGTACATCGGTGTAGTATTTGTGGTAGTAATGTATATTCTACAAATACATATTGTCCTCAATGTGGGCAGAAATTTTGTATATGAAGTATAAGATTTAATTGAAGAATTGATGAAATGAGGTAATGTAGATGGAAAATAAAAAAACATTAAAATATTTAAATGATATGAAGAATAGTAAAATGCCACCATTTGATAGTCAATATGAATTTTTCTTTGCTACACTGGAAGATTATTATATTGCAAAATCAAATGGTGCAAAGATAATAAAAGAGGAGCTTATGGAATGGGATTCTGAAGCACAAAAAGAAATTGTTAATATATTGGCTGATATTATAGAATCTGATGAATTGATTGGTTTTGATAGAAATGATATTTTATCGTTAGCTGATTAAATGACGATTTCAAAAAATTGGAGGACTTGATATGGCAGATGTACAGATAAAAGAAATATTAATGAAGATGTTTAAAATTATTCCATCTGTTGTTCAGATGATTAAAAAAGATGTCTCATATAATTATAAGACATACATAAAGGATATTTATGATGAGACAAAAATAATAGTGGACAATTATTTTAAGATACTAAATGAAACGAAGCATTTTTTAGAAAGCCATTGTAAAACATTGGATGAAGTTATTGGTTTTTTGGAAACGCAAAGGGTGGATTATCGCTCTGTTAGATGTGAAGTGAGAGCTATTGTAACGACAGATTCGTTTTATTTACAAAATAATGAATATGCCAATTTTATGAGAGGTGTATTAGGTGTATTACAAGGTGGGTTAGAAAGTAATGCGCTAACAGATAGAGGTGTGAAAGGTGTATATCACAACCATACGATAAATGATATTATTGATGAGTGTAAAAATGCAAAAAGATATATAAATAATGCTAATAAAATTGAATTAAATACAAAAT